ACGCTGCAACTGGTTCTGGTGCACAGATTGGTTCAGTTGGAGATGATTCAAATATTAATTTACGTTTAAGATCTAAAGGAACAGGTCTTCTTGAAGTTATGGGTGCAACAAACCCAGGTTCAATTCAGCTTAACTGTGAAGCCAACAGCCACGGGATTAAGCTTACTGGACCTGCGCATAGTGCTGGACAAAGCTATGAGCTAAAATTTCCTACTGGAAACGTAACAGCAGACAGATTTTTAAAAGTAGCTAGTGTTACTGGTTCAGGTGCAACAGGTGTTGGACAGTTATCATTTGCTGAAGTATCAGGTGGTACATCATGGCAAGCAGTAAAAACTTCTACGTTTACAGCAGTAGCTGGTGAAGGTTATTTTGTGAACACAACTGGCGGTGTAATAACAATGAATTTACCTGCTGGTAACATAGGAGACGAAATTGCGTTTATAGATTATGCAGGAACTTTTGATTCAAATACATTTACAATTTCTGCTAACGGTTCAGAAAAAATAAACTCATCAACTGATGATTTAACAGTTTCAACAGAAAGAGCAGGAAATACCTTAGTATATACAGATGGAACACAAGGCTGGCTCTTAAGAAATAATTAAGGAGGCTAGGTAATGTCAACCTATAAAGAAATACACGGTTTAAAAATTAAAAAGGTATCTTCCGATCCACCAGCACCACAACGTGGTCAAATGTGGTATAATACTACAACAGGGTCTCTTAAAATTAGAGCACTTGGTCCTGGAGTATGGACTACTGGTGGAAACATGAATACTAAAAGATCCTCAACAACTGCAGGAACAGTTACTGCAGGCCTTGCATCACATGGATATGGTTATTCACCATCTCCAGTCGGAGGAAGTGTTGCAACTGAAGAATATAATGGAACATCGTGGACAAGTGTCAACAACGCAAATCAAGCTAGATATCAAACAGCTGCTGTTGGATCTCAAACAGCATCAGTTGTTTTTGGAGGTCTTAACGGAACGGGTGATGCAGGACCATATACAATGTCTACTGCGTTTGAAGGTTATGATGGAACAACATGGACTAATCTTACAGCCGCACCAACAGCAAAAGCGGGAGGACCTACTTTGCTAGGAACAAGCACTTTATTAGTTCAAGTGGCTGGTAACACTAATGGATCAGGTGAACCAGGAAACGGTGTTCAAGAATATAATGGTTCATGGAGTGCAGGAGAAAATTATCCTACATCAGTATCAGGTTTAACCGGTGCTGGAACCCAAACAGCTGCTGTTACTTGTGGAGGGGCTACAAATGCACCTGGAACCACTAAAACAGCCAATGCATTTGAATATGATGGAACAGATTTTTCGGCTACAGGTGCTTTACCTACTGCTGCGAATAGTGGAGGAGGTAGATCAGGGACTCAAACATCTGCTTTATTTTGTGGATTTAATCCAGGCATAGCAACTCTTGATTACGATGGAAGTAGTTTTTCTGTGAACCCAGCAACACCAGGTCTTACAACTCCTGCTTTTGGTGTCTCTTCGATGTCAAACTCTGATAACACCAACACAGCTGCATTAGCTGCAGGTAGAGGACCAACGAGTGGAGATAATTTATTTACAACGGAAGAGTATGCAGGACCGTCTGATGCAACAACAACGGTAACGGTAAGTTAATTATGTCAACGTATAAAGAAATACACGGAAAAGCTATTAAATCAATAAGCTCAGATTTATCAGAATCAACTGACGCTGGACAAATTTTTTATAATACAACAGGTAATGTATTTAAATCTATTGTCACATCACAAGCGTGGATTAGTTCAGGTTCTCTTCCTTCTACTAGACAACATACGGAGGGTGCAGGAACTCAAACTGCAGGATTAGCCATAGGTGGAGCTACAGGTCCTGCAACACCTACTTATCTTAATACTTCATGTGAGTATAATGGAACAGGCTGGTCTGGCACAGATACAAAAAATGCAGCGGCAGCGATAGCTGAATCAACTTTTGGTACTCAAACTGCTGCAGTTGCAGCAGGTGGTTATACAGGATCTTCTCCAGCAGAGGTAACCGCTGCTGAAGAATATAATGGTTCCTCTTGGACATCAGTAACTGCAATGCCTCAAGGGACTAGAAGTGCTATGGGATGTGGAGCAGAAACTTCTGGATTAGTGGTAGGCGGTGAAGCAGATCCTGGAGTGATAACAAATACTCAAGAATACAATGGTTCTTCTTGGACAGCAGGAGGTGCTATTCCTGCAGCAACTTACAATGCTGGTGCAGGTGGAACTACTGAATCTAATTCTTGGTTTGCAGGAGGTTATCCTTTTAAAAATACAACTTTTTTATATAATGGGTCGGCTTGGACAGCCTCTGGAAATATAAATACGGCAAGACATTCACTTGGAGGTGCTGGAATTTCAACGGCAGCTTTAATTTTTGGAGGAACAACTCCACCTAGCGGTGCAACTACCGCAACTGAAAATTTTGATGGATCTAGTTGGACAACAAGTCCGGCAACATTAGGAACGGCAGCAGTTAATGCAGCAGCTTTTGGAACTAAAACAGCAGCCGTTTATGCAGGTAATGATCCAGCAGCAAACATTACACAAGAATATAATAGTTCAACAAACGTGATCACAGCTGCAGCATGGGCTAGTGGAGGTGCTTTAAATCAAGCAAGAAGAATTCAAGGAAATGCTGGTGGTAAAGATGCAGGTTTGGCTTGTGGTGGTTTTACAAGCAGTCCAGCTTATTTAAATAATTCAGAAGAATATGATGGAACATCATGGACTGAGGGCAATAACTTGAACACAGCAAGATATGGATTAAGAGCTTTAGGTCTTCAAACCGCAGCAGTTGCGGTTGGTGGACAAAAATCAGGAACTCCAACTGCACTAACCACTTGTGAAAATTATGATGGATCGTCATGGACTAATACAGGATCTATGAACGTTGCAAGAGAAGAACCCGCTGTTTTTGGAATTCAAACTGCAGGAGTTGCATGTAATGGTTTTAATGGTGCTCCTTTAGTAGAAACAAATGCAACAGAGGAATTTGATGGATCTAGTTGGACAGCAAGCAACACCACTAATAGTGTCAGTTATGCAGCTATGTCAGCAGGAACTCAAACAGCAGGTGTAAGATCAGGAGGTTATCTTTATCCAGCATCAGCTTATCAAATATTTACTGAGGAGTATGATGGATCTAGTTGGACATCGGTAAACAATATGCTTGAATCTAAAGGTTCTGCTGCTCCTGCTAAAAATGGAACACAAAGTGCATGGCAACTTTCTGGGGGAAGAAATTCAGCAGGCGTTTCGTCAAACACTATAGTTTATGACGGAACTAATTGGACAACTGGCGCTAGCATATCAACGGCTAGAACTGAATTTGATGGTGGTGGAACTTCGTCAGGATCTGGTGCTCATTTGATTTGTGCTGGAACACCAGGATCAACCCCTGGCGGTGTAACTACAACAGAGGAATTTACTGCAGAAACTACGGCAGCTAACGTAAAAACTATTTCATCTAGTTAAAAAATATGATATATAAAAATAAAAGGAGGAAGTAACTATGGCACTATTTATGTATGGTACTGCTACAAACACTGGAAAAGGTTTTTTCACTCACGAAGATAGATTAAACTTTTTTCTTAGAGGTTACCCTGGAAACGTTTGGGTCATTGGAAACAATGAAAAAGGCGCTCTTTGGTTAGCTGAAAAGAACGGTGTTGAAAAGACAAAAGCAGAAGCTCAAGCTATTGTTGATGCAGAAATAACTGCAGCACAAGAAGCATGGGATGCAATGTCTGATGAACAAAAAGCAGATACAGTAAATCAACCAAGACCTACAGCTATAACTCTTCCATAGTAATTAATTATGTCTACTTACGAAGAGATACACGGCAAACGTGTGGAAGTATTTGATTCTGATCCTACGTTGGACTCAACGTATGAGGGACAGGTATGGTTTAATTCTTCTACAGGAGTACTTAAAACTGTTGTTGCAACACAAGCATGGTCTAGTTCAGCCCCTTTAACTACGGCTAGATCAGATTTAGGGGGTTTTGGAGTTAGAGATGCTAGTGTGATATATGGTGGTAGCACTAATGCAACGGAAGAGTATAATGGAACTGGTTTTTCTGCTGGTGGAAATTTAAATACAGGTAGACCAAACTGTCAAGATAATGGTTGGGGAGTTGAAACAGCAGCGGTGGCTGCTTCAGGTTATGATGGTAGTAATAACACTGCAAACGTAGAGGAATATAATGGTTCGTCTTTTAGTGAAGTTAATAATGTTAGCTCAGCTAGAAGACAACACGCATCAATTGGTTTAGTTCAAACTGCAGGAGCAATATGTGGAGGTTACACTTCAACTAACGTAAACAGCACAGAAGAATATGATGGAACAAACTGGACTAGTGGTGGAAATTTAACCACGACTAGAAGAGGTTTTGCTGGGTCAGGAACTTTGACTGCTGGTATAGTTTTTTCTGGTTATACAACAACCGTAGTTGCAAACACAGAAGAGTACGATGGAACATCATGGACAGCTGCTACTGCAATAAATAATGCTAGAAACAATGGAATAGGGGCATCTAACGCTCCTCAAAGCACAGCTCTTTTATTTGGAGGAAACACAGGTAGTGATACTGGAAAAACAGAACAATATAATGGAACCACTTGGACAGAAATTGCTGATATGGCAACAGCTAGAGATAGTTTAGCAGGATCTGGAATTGGAACTGCAGCGTTAGCTGCAGGTGGAGCACCCCCTCCTGGTAATGTCGCAATCGCAGAAGAATTTAATCAATCAATTAATACAATTACAGCAGGAGCTTTTGCAAGCACACCTAATTTAAATAGTAGTTATAATCAAAGAACAGGCAGTGGAGTTACCGATGCTTGTTTGTGTTTTGGTGGTGAAGGACCGCCTGGTGTGCAAGCTATTAATGAAAGTTTTGATGGATCATCTTGGTCAGAGTTAAATGATTTAAACACGGCTAGATCAGATTTAGCTGGATGTGGAGTACAAACAGCAAGTTTAGGTTTTGGAGGATCTCCTGGACCAACTCCCGTTTCAATAGCAACCGAAGAGTGGGATGGTTCATCTTGGACAACAAGTGGTAATTTAAATACTCATGGTAGATTTTGTCAAGGTGCGGGAATACAAACAGCAGCGTATAGAGTTGGTGGATATATATCACCACCTGGTCCAACAGGAGCAACAAATGCAGTTGAACATTATGATGGCTCTAGTTGGGCTTCTCAAACTGCAGCTCCTTTTTCATCTTATAAACACAAGGCTTTAGGAACACAAACAGCTGGGTTTGTTAATAGAGTGAATCCACCTGGTTTTGCTTCTTATGACTACAATGGTTCATCTTGGACAGCAGGACCAAATGATTTACAAAGTGATTCTCAGGCTTCATGTTTTGGATCATCAACAAGTTCTATGTATGGCTCAGGAGCACCAACTAAATGCACTGTTTGGAATGATACAAATTTTGCCACTTCTCCTAATTTAGGATCAGGAAAAGGTTATAGTGCATCTTTTAATGCACCATCTTCTGCTAGTGGTATGATGTATGGTCAAGGAAATAGCTCAGAAGTATTTACTGCAGAAACATCAACAATATCAGCTAAAACATTGACAACTAGTTAATAAAGTATATATTGTTGGATGAAAGGATTATTATGACAGAAAAAAGAAATATACATGCACTTATAGAAAAAGAAGCACCTAGCTTAAATAATTTATTGGACCCACAAGATGTAAAGGCGTTTAAAGAAATGACAGCCGAGCTTCGTGACACATGGACCAAGAAACAAGTATTTAGAACAGAAACAGAAATGAGAATGTCTGTTTTACAAGACATGAAATATCCAACAAAAGCTGCAAAGTATTGGCAGTGTGTTAGAGAACAAAATGTATTCTTAGAAAATTTAATGAGTTTGTCTTTTGATTGTAGACGTAAAGAAGCAAAAATTAAATGGTTAGAGAAAAAAATTGAGACAGAACAAGACGACTATAAATTAACAAAATATCAAATAGATTTAGATGAAGAGAGATATGGTCTTGCTAATATGCAACTTGTTGCAAAAGATAGAATGAGAGAAATTAAACTTTGGTCTACATTAAAAAAAGAGTTTGATGATGGCACGTTTGATACACAAGATGTTAACAGGCATCAATTAGATTCTTATCATCAAATTATGAAAAACAAAGCACAGACATTAACATCAGGTTCATCACAACCAGAAGTGTTTAATGTGTTAGGTCAATTAAATACCATAGAAAGAGTTAAAAAATCAGGAGAAATGATTTACAACAAGAAAGAACAATTAACCAGTGACCTCGGAGCAAAAGACAAATAAAAAATTATTTTTTTTAATAGCGATGCCAAGGTCAGGAAATACCTTGTTTGCATCTATTATGAATCAAAATTCAGAAATAGTGTGCACAGCTAATTCTATTACATTAGAAATAATGAAAGAGTTATTTTTTTTAAAAAAAACAGATGTATTTAAAAATTATCCAGACCATAAATCTTTAGATAATGTATTGGATTCAGTGTTTGATATTTATTATAAACATTGGCCACAACGTATAATTATTGATCGTGGTCCTGTAATGACAACAGGTAACTTAGAATTAATGCAAAAACATTTTAAAAGACCTTTTAAATGTATCGTAATACTTAGAAATTTAATCGACGTGTTAGCAAGTTATATGAAATGGTATACAGAAAATCCTGACGCTTTTCCTAATAAATATAATTGTAAAAATGATGATGAAAAATTAAGTATGATCATGAATAAAAATGGTGCTATTGCTAAAGATTTAGAAGCAATAAAAAATTCTTACAATTATCCTGAGATGTGTCTTTATATAAAATACGATGATTTAGTTACACAACCAGAACAAGAAATTAAAAGAATATATAATTTTATAGGTGAACCTTATTTTAATCACACTTTCAAAGACTTGAAACAAATAAATATAAATGGTATAGGTTATGACGATACAGTTGTTGGAAAGAATATGCACACTATTAGAACAGAAATAAAAAAAGAAAATAATATTTATTTAAATAAAATACCAGAAAGAATTAGACAAAAATATGAACACATCAAATTTTAAGTATATATTTTTAGGACAATCAGTTTTAAAATATCAAGTGCCTTTAGAAATTTATTACATCATAAATTCAATATATGAAAATAAATATTCTCAACTAAAACCTGCAAATAAACAACTTGTAGGTAAAATAGAAAAAGAACACAGTTTATTCTATAATGGTAAAGACAGTGATAAAATGACTAAACATAATCACTTACCTAAAAATATATTAGTATGGTTTTTTGAAAAATTTAAACATTATTTAGAATGGAACAAAATAAGTGATTATAATATGCATTTTAACTCTGTATGGGTGAATCAAATGTTTGAACATGAATATAACCCCGTGCACGTCCATCAAGGATCACTATTTACAGGTTTATCAAGTGTTATGATTTTAAAACTACCAAAAAGTTTTGGTGTGGAATACTCTGCTAGTCAAGCTCCACAAAATGGTAAATTACAAATATTAGGTTCTTCTAGTGGTATGTTTGCAAATGTAGATTACCAACCAGATATTAAAGAAAGAGATTTTTTTATTTTTCCATATGACATGAGACATTGTGTATATCCATTTAATGGTCCTGGATGGAGAAGAACTCTTGCGGCAAATATGGATGTGGAATATGACCCAATTAAAAATAGAGGAGTTATTTAATGTACGAAAATAAAATTATAACAGAGCCTAAATGGAAAAG